GATAGAAATTGTTCTTTAGATTATCTCCTATGGGTAGAGACTACAGTGGTGATCGTTAATGGGTCTACCTTATTCGCAGATGTCTTCGATACTTATGAAGATGGCTATTTTACAGGTGGAGAAGTTCATTTTATAGATGATGCTAGGTTAATAACAAACCATGTTGGTGGAGATTTAACTCTCCATATTCCTTTTTCAGGAGATTTAATTACGGGGATGGAAGTAGTTGTCTACCCCGGCTGTAATGGTACTCCTGACACTTGTATAAATAAATTTAATAATTATTCTAACTTTCTTGGCTTCCCTTATATTCCTAATAAGAATCCTGCGATATGGGGTGTATAATGAGGCCAGCATTTGAAGATAGTAATCTATGGGAGACATTTAAAGAAGAACTCATTTCTTGGAAAGGCACACCATATAGGCATTTGCAGTGTGCTAAAGGATATGGAGGAGACTGTACTTTTTTCTTAGCAGATGTCTTCTATCATTTAGGAGTTTTGAATAGAATTGATCGACCAAAATATTATCCTAAAAATTGGTTCTTACACACTAAAGAAGACATTATTAAAGATCGACTAGAATTAAATTTTAAAACTAACACTATCGAGGGCTTTGAATGGAAGTATTATAAAAATGGAGAAGAAGAAATTATTAAAGGAGATTTACTGCTTTTTATTATACGACCTACTATTACCGCTGTTCATCATACTGGTGTTTATCTTGGTGAGAATGAGATGTTTCATGGTACTGTAAGAAGAACTTTTGATAAGGTCGATTATTCTAAGTGGTCGAAGTATATGAATTCTTTTTATAGACTATACGAATCGGAGAAGTAAATGGCAGGAGTAGATATACTTGTTTATGTAGGGTACGCTATCATGGCGGCAGGGTTTGTCTACGGCATGTATATGATGTCTAAAGCCGGTGGAGACATGGAGAACCTTGACCCATCTACTCTTGATGATTTTAATATTACAAAAGCAGATGAAGGATCAGTAGTACCTTTAGTTTATGGTAGGAGAAAAGTAACTGGAAACATCATATGGTATGGTAATCTTACTACAGAACCTATTTATGAAAAAGTAGATACAGGAAAAGATGATGAATGGGTAGTTACAGGATACAATTACTTCCTTGATATTTGGCAGTCTCTTGGTCACGGAGACATGACAATTATTGAGACTTATATAAATGCGGAATTGAAAGATGTAGAATATACTTCTATTGTTTTTAATAGCGGTAGTGATAGTGTTTTTAGTACGATCCCCGGTGAGTATGCTACTTCTTTAGATGGTGTATGTACTGTTTTTTACGAAGCAATGCTTTTAGGAGAGAACGTCCAGACGGTTCCTACTGTCCATTATGTTGTAGAGAGATTGATGGATAACGAGAATCCTGTAAATTATAAGAATATGAGCAATGGCATTAATCCTGCTGCTATTGTTTATGATCTTCTAAGAAGAGGAGGAGCAGGAAGTGGAGACATCGATTTAGCATCTTTTAATGCTGCTGCTTCATATTGGAATGATAAAGGCTACGGTCTTAATGTAGTATTCACAAATAAACCGAAGACAAGAGATGCAATCAAGCAAATACTTCAATATGTAGGTGCTGCTTTCGGTCAAGATGATGAAGGAAAATTTTACCTAAATGCTCTAGATGAAGACGAAACCTCTGCCGCTACTATCTCTTATGAAGATGGAGACATTACTTCTTTTTCTTTTGAGAGGCAGACATGGGATAAATTACACACAGATTTTGTTGCTACTTATATAGATGAAGATAAGGAATATACAGAGAGAACAGTAAAGGCGTATAATCCAGCGGTAGCAAGGATTTTAGGTAGAAGAATAGAAAATTCAGTTAAGCTACAAGGATTTCGTGATCTTAATACAACTAGTAAAAGAGTTTGGGAGATAATGAAGGAAGGAACATATCCTTTTGCTAATGTGCAATTGACTGTTCCAATTAAATTCTATGAATTAAAACTTGGTAGTGTAGTATCTCTTTATCATTCTAAGTATGGGATTTCTAATGCTGCTTTCCGAGTAATGAAAAAGACTATAAAAAGTCAAGAAGACAATTCCATAGCACTCACACTTCGACAGAAGACAGAAGAATTGTACGATAGTAATTGGACGGTAATCGGCGGGAGTGCGTGGGTAAACCCTGACTATAGCCCATCGGCAGCTTATGCTAAAAGACTATGGCAATTGCCTTACAATCATATTACAGGAACAGATACTTCTTATCTTGTCCTAGTAGCAAGAACAGGAACATTTGAAACGGGATATGCTATTTATAAAAGTTTTGATAACTCTGATTTTACTCCCGCTAAGATAGGAACTAAATTTTCCCAATATGGTACTTTGGATTCTACCTACCCAATAACTTATGAAATAGACGAAACAGTTGGATTGACTTATACTCCTTATCAAGAAGATCCTAGCTTTGATACTATAAGTATTGAGTCAGCAATGCAGATGCCAAGGATGGCGTTGGTAGAAGATGAATTAATAGGTTTTGCTACCGTCACTCTTAATGGAGATGGAAGTATTACTCTCACAGATTGTATTCGTGGGATGCTAGGTACTACTATTTCTTCTCATTCTTCTGGTGTCGCTATTTGGCTTTTCTCTGTTGATAATGGAATAATTTATAAAACAGAAGACTCTTCTTTTTACTATAAAATAGCTCCGTACTCTATTCGCGGTAGTGTAGATGTGTCTACAATATCTTCTACAGAAGTCACAAGGAGTTCCACTAAAAGTTATCCTAGTGCACCGATTCTTTATGTAGAAGATAATGTTACAGATTTGAAAGTGACATTTTATGGTCACTTTTTTAATACTACCGGTGCTGGTATGATGGGAGAGAATACTCGTAGTACAGACGCTATTCCAGATGGTAGGATAGGATGGAAAATTTGGTCTTCGGGCACTCCTACTTATACTACAGAGAATCCTTTTTATGTCACTAGAACAACAAATGATTTGTATTTTTGGTTTGAGAAAGATGGAATATCTTCTGCTACTTTAATTGTTGCGGTTAGTTATGCTTCTCTCCCTAGATATTATTACGGTCAACAAAACTTTTTGTCAATGATTGACTACAATGCTACTACAATGGAAAGTCTTCTTAGGATTAGTAATCTTCTTGATGTAGATCCGACAGGGCTTTCTGATGAAGATTATTTAATGTTTAATGGAGAAGAAGGTAAGTTTGTTCCTGTGAGTTATACTTCTATGATGAACCCTGTGAGCTTTCTTAATTTACCAACACTAGAAGGTGAGCATGGTCCTTATGAAGATGGAAGTATTACTGCTTCTGGTTATGTTGGAAGTTACGTTCCTCAACATGCATGGGATGGGGGAGATGGTTCTTATTACCCACAGTGGATAAGTCAAGATCCCGGTTCAGAGATCTTCCCTGACAATACCGGCACAATTTGGTATCAGTGGAATTGGACAGATCACGGTGGAAGTAGAGACATTCGTGGGATAAGACTTTACACTAGATATAATTCTACTACCGATAGGTGGCCTAGTGCTATAAAATTTTATGGAAGTAATACTGGATCTTTTTCTGGAGAAGAAAAACTTCTTTATGAAGGAGAACTTTTAAATGCTACTAGTATAGGTCCGAACAATTGGACTGATTGGACAGGATTTGATCAAACGGAGAATTTTGATTTTTATGTTTATCATCGTTGTTATATAACAGATGCTTATACTTACGATTCTGGAAATTATTGGGTAGCAGTAGATCAGTGGCAGCTTAAAGAAGCATTGTCTTGGGAGCATGTTACTGATTTTGAAATTAAAGCTGGATCTACTTATGATCTTATTAATAGTATATTTTACTATGACACAGATGAAATCACAATTTTAGGGGTAGACAGTAATACTCCTCTAGATGTAGTATTTACTTTTTCTGCTATTGAGGAGTCTTCTGTTTACTTTAATTTTATCGGAAGATATGAAGGGACTGATGGCAAGATCGTAAAAGCTTATGCTTATAACACAGATACTTTGGAATGGGATGCACTTACTTCAAATACTTCTGATATGGAGAATAGAACTACAGAATCTATTTACTCTTTTTACGCGGAAACTATCGACTATGCTGATATTAATGATACTATGAAGTTTAGAGTAAAAGTGGAGACTGCTGGAGATGAGACTGATAAATTTGTTATCAATAAAGTAGCAGTATCTAGTCCAGATCCCCATCCTTATTGGGATTTAGTTGGTGGGTTTGATCAAGAGAACAT